TGTTAAATATCCCTACATCACCAGCTACGGTTGGTCGGGCCCATTCTCATTGTTCCGTTCGCGGGGTTGAGAGTGGTGGAGACGTTGTTGTAACTGGCCCTAATGACTATGCGGAGATCCCGATTAGGTCATTAGTCGTTAGTTGCAACAAGGGTGTGCTGACTCCACATCCACAAGCTAGTTTGACCACTAATAATAAGAATTATAAAAACAAAAACTGTAAATTGGTGAAGAGAGGCGTACGTGACCCTTTAAACGGGGGCGCTTCTTCTCACAACAAGCGACATCATCAACGCCCTGCCTGGGATGCTGATGATGTTACTTACCAACAAAAGAGACGTTCCAAAAATAAAAGCAAGAACAGCAACAATAATAGAAAACAACCACTAGCTAAGGCCTCCAATAAAAATCACCATATCGAAGAAGATAGTAAACGTCAGTACAATCAATACTTCGGTACCATTCCTAATAATGACATCATGACAGTTAACAATGCATTCGACATGAGTGCAACAAAGTGCTTCACATATAATTGTAATGATAATGTGACCGTTCAGATCAACCCCGTAGATGAACCTACGTCAGAGGATGATTTCACGAACGAATCATATTATGTTGATAGTAATTTTAGTAAACAGATTGGACAAATATATTGCCAATACAAGTGTTATGATGAACAAGAATTCAATGGAATACCAATAGTGTGGGGTAATAATACTTGTGATCCCGCCTGTTGGGTGTTCTCTGTTTTGAACTTGATAACTCAACATTATTATGGTGTGGATGTTTCACTTGGTAATGATAAGCCAGGCGATTGCATCTTAATGTTGAATCAATTTTCAACAACAATTAACAACTGTGTTTATTCGACTAATGCTGCTGGATTTAGTTTTCCAGGGGGCCAAACTGGTTATTCTTTCCAGAATGAATTGAAATTAATTCACACTACTGCCTCTTTTAGCGTTTACTTGGTAACTAAAGTCAAACACAGTTTGTTAACTTGGAATGTTGGAAAATTTAATGTCAACAACTTAGTTGGTGGCATTTATAACACTAGTCGTCGCTTAACGATGCGCGCTGGTGTTTTTGGTGCTGGTTTAGCTGCTAGTACTGCAGCTTATAATTTCGTTAAACCAGTGGTTGGCGGTATGTTTGGATTAGAGAGTAAGAGTAACTGGTGTAAAACGGCTCTTCTCGGCGTATTAGGTTTGAGTGGACTAGGAATTACCACCCTAGCGTATTTGCTCCCTAAATACGAGATAAATTACGTAAGTACCAACGGCAACCACACTGCTGTGGTTGTTCGCAATACTACTGATGATAACAGTAGTTATGCTATACAATACATACCTAATAAAATAGTCAACCAAGCCTTAAATGCATTATCAGGTATAAAGGATAAGGATGCTGCCATTAGAAAAGCACATCAATTTGCTAGTCGTTTATCTAAGGATAATGAAAATAATTACGACTTTCCTTTGTACGTGAATGCAATTCAACTTCTATCGTATCAGATGTGGGTGCATAATGCACCTTTAATTCCTGACGATATAGCATTATCTTCGCCACGACCAATTTTTGGTACTTGTAATGGTTGTGCCAGGGATGTTGACATCAAACCATTTAGTGGTATGTTAACTGAAGTCCTTGATGATTTTTGTGAGGATAATGAAATAACTGGCTATCAGATGTTTGCTAGTTATTTAGACAAAGTGTGGATACCTAAAAAGTGTGCACACAATGCCCAATGTGCGTTAACCAAGCGTTTGCTTAGAAAATTTGAGAGTGGTGATAAGCGCACATTAACCAGATTGACTAACTGGGTGAAAGAAATTTTGCCTAAATTACTGCCGGTTAGTCGAACTGAGATATGTCCATACAACGATTGGCGTAAGCGTTGTAATGCGAATCAACGTGGTCGATATAGTCGCATTGATTGGGAATCACAAATGGACATTACCCTTAAATGGCTTAAGACCAAGGGTTTCATGAAAAATGAAATACATCTGAAGGAAGATTTCGTCGCCAGAATTATCTCTGGTCGTTCAGACGAGTATGCTACCCAATTGGGACCAATAACTTATACTGCTAGTAAAATATTGCAGGCTTGTTGGTCTTATTATGACAAATCATGTCCTTATGCAGACATTCAAAAGAATGATTTCTGCGATAAAATTTTATACGCTTCTGGCGAGAATAGGGACACAATGGGTGGTTGGATTGATACGGTATTAAAAGAATTCTCCAACCCTATCTTCCTTAGTACTGATTATTCCAAGTTCGATGCACATATTACCACTGCTCATCTGTTGATTGAACAACAGTTATATGAATATTTATTCCCAGGCAACGAGGATGCACGTATGTTGCTGCGTAGTCAATTGTTTTCCTCGGGTAATATAACCTACAAGGGTGGTTCGCTACCTTATAAAGTTGTCGGAACTAGGAAATCAGGAGATCCCAATACCAGTGTTGGGAATTCATTTCTTAATGCGGTCATGCAATTGTTTTGTTTGAATGAGTTTATGGATGTTGAAAAACAAATGCGTGACAACAAATTAAGAATAGCAGTAATGGGTGATGATACCATAATTTGCATGGACGGTTATTATGTTGATGTTGAACAATATAATACCATGATGTCCAAAATAGGAATGGAAGTCGAAGCAGATTATGGAGGAATTACCCAAGTTAAGTTTTGCTCAAGTATGTTCGTACCCTGTGAACGAACACATGATGCTGTTAAAACGCACATCATGACACCACTTCCAGGGCGACAATTGGTTAAAAGCGGTTGTACCATACATACCTACAAGGGTAGAGCTGTGGGTGATTGGATTTTAACCAATTCTTTATCCAATAGACAAGATTTTACAGTTTTCCCGTGGATTTCGGGTTTTTACGACGCTGTTTTTAAAACAGTAGATGGTAGAGGTTATAAAAGCAGAGAATCTTTTATAGCCAAACACTGGAATACTGAATTCCACTACCGCCCAACTGAGGACACAATAAATTGGTGGTGTCGTCGTTATGGGCATACAAGATTAGATATTAAACAATTGGAAGTTGCTCTAGGCATTTCCAACCCTGATTTTAAAAATCAATTGATTCAGTCTTTATTTGATACTGATCTTGATGGCAACTTCGGGGAAGTTGTTGATTTGTCGAATTTAACAAAATTGACGATAAGACAACAACTAGAATTGGATAAAGTTGAGCAAGTTGATTTTGTTTTGCCACCGGTTGCGCTAAAACTTGAGAACGTGGATTATAATGATCCCAACATGTCAATGGACATGTATGTTCCAAATATAGCAAAACCTATAACTAAGTTGCCTTTGAAGCAACCTAAAACAAGAAAACAATTACCTAAACTTTATGAACCAAATTATGGTGATGAAATATTACATGAAGTTAAAGCCGCTGGTTTTAACGTAGGTCATAGAGTTGGCAACAAGATCAAATGCTTAAGACCGAATAAGTTTCAAGCTAAACGTAAGAATAAGAATAATGGGGACAGGCGTAAGTCAGACTTTTTAAAGGATAGATGTGGTCCTAACAAACCACCTAAGTTCTTTAAAAGTTCGCCAGTTTCAAGTACTTCATCGTATAAGGGACCTTGTAGTCCAATGATAGATGGCAAACATCTCAACGATGAATTTCGGTTTTAAGTAACTTAACTTGTTGCTTTCGGTGTTCAAACGTTAAACGAATGCCGACCCTTAAGTTAGAATAATACCTAAGATACAATGAATAAGCTCATTTTGCCGCAAGAAACTAAAAATTTTATTAATGCAGTCACTAATCCTTTTGATTGTGGTGTGCCTGCTAGAATACCCGATAGTGATGCTGCACAGTCTATGTCTCTTAAAGATTATGCAGTTTATAGTGGTTCAACAGTTACAGTTACTGGTACCACTACTGATTGTTATTCCATTGCAATTGGACTAACAATTGGTGCAAACAGATTGGCCGAAGCTAACATCATTGCGAATTCTTTGTATTCCATGTATGTTATTTTATTTGACGCTTCAGGTCATAAAATAGGCCCTACCGTTTTGACGTTTGCTAATTCAAGTACACTATCGACTTACTCCAACTTTGTTCGTTTTGTTGGTGCAGGTATTCGTGCAAAATGCTTAATTGAAGAAGTAACCTCTTCAACTACTATAGCTGTATCTCGAAGTTTTGGAGGTTTGATTAAAACGCAGGACGTTTACACCTCCTATAATGCTGCAACCAATTTTTCAAGTTTAGTTCAACAAATGGATTGCTTAATGGCATACACAAATAGTCAAGGCGTTTCTGTCCGCCTGGACCCTTTCCAACAGATATACGACTTCAAGAAATATCGTTCTGTTTCTGATTGGGAGAACTATTTGTCATTTAACTGTAATACTTATAATATGCCATTAATGTATTTTCAATTTAATAATCCGTTGACTAGAACTGGAGCCGTCGATTCAGTTTATACAATCCCTTTGCAAATGGAGGGTGTTGTTTGGATCGAAGGGTTGGTTTTAAAACCAACTCCTTTATTCATGTCACCTTCACCATGTGACTTGAATTTTGATGAAATAGCAAAAATAATAGCTACTGGCTGTGAGGGTTCATTCCCCATAGTTTCAGAATTCGGCTCGTTTTCCAATTTTATTAAATCAATTGGAAGGTTGTCAGTAACTGCTGCTCGTGCTATTGGTAATTCTACAATATTACCAGCCGCAGCAAACGGTTTGCTTGGTTTTCCTTTGTTTTCTACCAACAACCGTCGTAATAATAAGAAGTCGAAGCGTGTTAAGCGCAATAATAATAAAAATGCTTCTTATTATCCTAAACCTAAACGCGTTGTGCCTATGGGACAACAACGCCTTAAACGCTTCAGATCAGCTAAGAACAAAAATGGAGGTAGTAGATTTTAATTTAAGGGTTTTTAAAAAATAAAAGTTGTTTGCCATTTTACAACACGAATTCATTTGTTTAAATATTTGTTGTAGTTGTGATGACCCTTATGTTGGTTTGGAGAGTGCTTGTGCCACGATGACCCTTATAAACCAATGGAGAGCAACCATTATCAACAATGTTTTAACAGATGAATTCCGCTTCAGAGCAATACACTTGTAATTACGCTGGTCGTTTTGTGTGTTGTTAAATGTAATTCATCCCTACATTTATATTTTGATTCTAAGCGGTACATATCATCCTAACACGGGATTGAATGAACCGCCTTACATGGGGAGCGATTTCGATTGCCACGATCCGTTGTTTGTGCGGACTTCAATAATCCGGTTTGACCCTCTGTTGAGTTGGTTTTGATGTTATGTGCTTTGGTTACATTTCATAGGGTTATCCTACCCAGTTCACAAAAAGGTAGGTCGTGTGAGGGTCAACACACGACGTTAAACTAATCAAACCGAGCCTTATTGATTTATCAATGAAGTCATCTATGGGTGATTTCCTAGGCCCCC